CTGCCTTGGGGTTTGGGTGCCTTTTGCATCCATGCTGGCAGCGTCTTTGCCCATTCAGCCACTGGTGTGCGCTGATAGCCATTGACCACCACTACGGTGCCATCAGCTTCGCGTTCAATCTGGTCAGGTGACAGTTTGGATTTGAGCACTAGGTCTGGGTCGTGAACAATCTCAGCCAATGCCGTGACAGCAGGGCTTATTAGCTCTAGTTCTTTAACTCGGGTTTCAAGTTCGCTAATGCGCTGGTCCTTTTGCGTCGTCGCCTCACGGTATTGCTGCTCCAAAGCCTGCCTGGCTTCGGTGTAGTTGCCTTGCTGCTCCAGTTGAGATTGCTCGGCCTTGCGCTTAAATTCAAGCAATTCGTCAATGTTCACCCCATCTGGCAGTTGCGGTGATTTCTTGGCCGCCCGCAATTCGGCAATCAGTTCTTGATTCTTGCGCTCTAATGCTTCGACACTGCGTTGCAGTTGCTCAGTCACCGCAGGCTCCTGAGTTTGATTTTCTTCAGACATGAATTAGCCGCAGGCTAAAGTACATTACCATTTTACCTTATTAGCCCAATAGGCAGCAGACAATTTTCCTTTGGCGATATTCTCGGCATGGCGAGCCTTAAATGCAGCTCTACGGGCTTTATCTGCTGCTGATTCACCTTGTCTCGGTGGCGACCCAGACACACCCTGCTGACCGAAACGGATCAATCTAATGGTGTCGCCTTCCTTGGCAAGCACGGCATGAGACTTGTTTGGATTGTTTAAGGTGCGCTTGGGCTTGTTGTACCCTTCAAATTCTTCACCGCGATAGGTGATCATTTTTTCTTCTTAGGCTTCTTGGTCTTGCCAGCTTCGCTAAGTGCAATTGCGATGGCTTGCTTGCGACTTTTAACCTTTGGACCTTTGCCGGGGCCTGGCTTACCGGTATTTAATGTGCCACGCTTGTATTCGCCCATGATCTTGGCGATCTTGTCCTTAGGCTTTGACATAGCGACCACGCAACTCATCCAAGGTTAGCTCTGACCCATCATCACGGACTAGCTTTGCGATGGCATCACGGGCGCCATGCTGGTCGGCAAGCTTATTAAAGTAATCAGCCTTTGCCTTGCCTAATACCTCATCTTGCACCGCACGCGGCTGGCCTTGCAACCATTGGCCGTAGCTGGTGTTTGCAGGCACTGGCCCATCCATGCTGGCGCGTTTGCCTTTAGTAACTGATGGCGGTGCATCAAAGCCAAGCTCCTGATAGTTGATGACCGGTACTGTGGTTGAACGGCAGCCAAAATGCTGCGGTGGCTTAGGGCCTTTGCCATATTCAAACTCACGACCGTCAAGTGCACGGCATATGGCACTGGTGCGAGTGTCAAGCGTTGCAACGTAACGATATTTTTGCGTGATGTCTTGGTTGGCCTCGTATACCTGTTGGCTTGCCTCATTTGCCACTTGATTGATGCTGGTGCGCACCAGTGAAATCACCTGATGGTTAGCGGCCTTAGTAGCTTGACCGCCCGCAAGGGCGATTTGCCTAACGCTGCCTGCCTGGCCAAATTCAAGCCTGCCAATCAAGCGCTTTGCTACGTCTGGTGTGGTCTCACCTGTCAACAGGCCATTACGTACCACCTGCGAAAACTGCTCGGCCTGTGATTCAGCAATACCGCGAAATGCTTTGTTTACCACCTCGCCATTAGGCAACGTGATTGCTGTGCCTTGCGCTGCGGTCAGGCTATAGGTTTGTGGTGAGCCAAAAGCTGCCTTAAATAGGTCATCGCTTAGGGTGACCACATTTAACTGAGTTGGATCAGTTGTAACAACAGACTGCGCAAATTGTGGGCTTATTTCAATGGTGTTTACTGCATCACGGGCACCGGCTGGCAACACCTTACGCAGTTGCTCAGTAATAAATTCCGACTGCAATTCAGCTAGGCCTTGCAGTTCACTTGCAGTGGTGACCGTGCTATCTCCTGCCCATGTGGCTAGTGAGTCTTTAAGCTGCGCAAGGATGCCACGCAACCGTGCAGCCTTAGCTGGTGCCGTTAAGTCATTTATGACGAGCAGTTGATTTGCAGCATCAATAATGATGTCGTTATATGCGCTGACAATACGCTTAGCAACACTGTTGCTGTAACGGTTTAGGTCGATTGCGTTGCGATATAGCGCTGATGGTGTTGTCATAGGCCAGCATTTGCCGTAGCGTCAATCTCCTGCTGCACGTCGAAGTCATCGCCCAACACTTCGCCATCGGCCAGTTGCTGTAGCAGTGTTTCTTGCGTGATGGTTCCTGCTGTATAAAGCTGGAGCAAACTGCTTACGTCTGCAGGGTCAAGCCTTGCGCCAAGGAAATCACGATTTATCAGGCAGCTACCGGCCTGTGGTGTGTTGAGATATTGAGCATGAAACTGCAGGCAATTGTCGATCATATCTTGCATATTCTGCGCAATCACCATCATGGTGCTGTCGCCTTGGCTGCGGTCGATGGTCTTAGCCGCAGCGGTTTCGGCTGATAGCTTCTGGCCTAGCACCGCCGACAGGCCAAGTTCATTGATTTGTGATGCGATTTGCTCCAGCCTGCGGAATTGAAAATCAAAGCTACGGCCTGCTGGTTCAATGTATTCGGCGCGGCCTTCAGCGGGGAACGCAATTGCTTCGCCAGGGCCTGCTGACACCTCTTCCGCCGCTGATGGGAAGCCGTAGAAGGCCAGCATCGGCACGGCTGAGATATGGAGCTGGTTGTCAAGATCTGACTGGATTTGATAAGTCTTAAGGTTTAGCTCTGCAATATCTTCCAATGGTGGTCTTGATTCCATAAAACCAACGCAGTTGGCATATGCAATGCTGAATGGGATCTTATCTAGACTTGTGTTGCCTTCATCCACAATCTTCCAACTGCTCTTTTCATCACGCTGATGCAGTTCATATGCGCCAGGTGTTAGCACTCGCACCTGTTCGATTGTCTTCTCGCCATACTCACCATCAGGCACGACGATTGTTTCTTGTAGCCTTAGCTGGGTTAGGTCATTGCCTTCAGTGCGCCAGCCTAAGATGTCGCGTGGTGTGTATGTAACCCAGTAGGGGCGGCCAGTGTCTTTGGGCGCATCAACCAAAACGCCGATGTGACCATAGCGGACCATTTTACGTGTGGTTTCATAGGTCCATACGTTTAGGTCGTTGCCCTGTAGATCTACATCAAATAACGTTTCCTGGATCACGTCTTGCACATCATTCAACCGAACGGGCTTGCGGGTTAGCATCCCGGCCAGCATCCGTTCAAGGCGTTGGTAGTACGGCGGGACCACGCTGCGCGCTAAACGGTTGTTGTAGGATTCGTCTTGCTCCCTAGGCTCCTGCGGTAGATAGCGGCGATGCTTGCGCCGCATCCCGTAGGTGCCTTGCATGAGATCCTCGATCAGGATCCAATGCGGTTGCTGTGAGTACCATGCGCCATTTGGGTCATTGACTGCAGCAATGCGCCTGCTTGCCGTTTGGAAATCATATGCAGACGGCAGGCTATACATTGCAGCGGCTTATGGTGTCAATACAATCTAACTCCTGTGCCACGGCCTGCTCTAGCGTGCAGGGGGTTGAACTCACGCCAGATGAGATAACCGATGGCGTCGTTCATGTGGTCATAGCCTTGGTCTTTATCAGGTTCACCGCGTTCGGTATAGCTTTGCAGTTCTAGGCATTCAATAAGCTTTACACATGATGCCGCGATGTGTAAACGCACCTCGCCTTTTCCATTTTCCAGTAGCGCCTGCACTGCTGCTACGCGGTCGCGCACCGGTGGGTTGGCGCGTGGTGATTGGTTGGACATGCCGTAGCTTTCAAGGATGGCAATATCGGTTTGAGTTGCATTGGTGCTGCGGTTGCCGCCACTGGCATCTGGATACACATAAAGGCGATGGTCTGGGTAACGGCATTTGATGGCGGCTGCTAATGCATCAGTGTCATGGGCGCCGCTGATCTCATCAAATACTTGTAGTGTTTTGCCATTGCGGTATGCGATCACTGCCGACATGTTGCCCACGTTGAAGTCAACGCCGATGCGCAACGGTTCACTGCTGTCAGGTGCAGTGATGTCAGCCACATGCTTGGCACGATCAAAGCGGTCATACACCTGCCCGGTGGTTAGATTTACAAACTCGCCATCTAGGTAAGCCTTAAGCAGTTGCGGGTCATAGTTGGCCTGCATCCGCTCAATAAAGTCCGGCGGTAAATGCGGGTTATCAGCAGTGCGCATTCGAATCAGCTTTCGATCCTCGCGGCCTTTACTGTCTTCACTGGCAAATGTTTGCCACATCCATCTAAAGCCTTCTGGCGTGGATGCCGCCGCAAACTGCCGCACATTGCCAGCACGCAAGCGGCCAAGGATCTTTGGGAATGCCTTATTAGCGATGCTGGGCGCTACGGTGTCGATCTCATCGGCCAGTATCCATGCGCCGTTAATACCAATGATGCGCGTCCAGTTCTCAAAGCTACGGCATAGGATTTTGGTATCACCACCTGGCAAATGGAGATTGTATTCAGGCAATGGTGATGCCCTAAATGTATATGGGATGTCGTAGGTTTCTAAAAAATCATCAAAATCATTCTGCCAAATGTCCCGGATTAGCGGACCCGTGGGCTCAAGTACCACACCAATGAAGCCTTGATTTGCCATAGCAAGGTGAACGGCTTTGGCGCATAGCGCTCTGGTCTTGCCTGCGCCGTAACCAGCAGATACGCCAAGGATGCTGGTGGTTTGGTCATCAACAAACGCAAGCTGGCCTGGGTGCAGGTCAGCACGGATGCGTTCTAACAACTGAGGCACATCAATATCAATATCGCCATAGCCAAGACGTTGTAAAACATTGCCACCCCTAATGGCATTTAAAATGCTCATGAACAAAGTTGCGCCAGCTTGGCTGCGGTATTGATTGCGCCAAGGGCGATGTGATACTGCCCAGCGCGACGAGCTTCCATTTGCAAGGTGCTGCATTGTGACAGCAAGTCAGCCACCATCTGCGGACGTTCGATGTCCCAGTCAGCCTTGAGCTTGTCGCGGGCTATTGCAAGGTACTTGTCGCATGACCGCTCGCTAACCCCCCAGTTCTCCGCTGCAAAGCGAACACAATCCGACCTACGTCCGCCATTAGCAATGATGCGGGCGAACCGTGCTGCACGGTCTTGGGTTTCTAGTTGGGTACTGCGAATCGAGGCCATCAGAACGCCTCCGGTGCCTCTTCAAGGATAGCCTTCTTGCCAGTGAAATCTTCCCAGCGCTTGATGATCACGTCGCAGTAGCGTGGGTTTAGTTCCATTAACCGGGCCTTCCTGTTGATGCGCTCAGCAGCAATCATGGTGGTGCCGGAGCCGCCAAAAGAGTCGAGCACAATATTGCCTGGCTTTGTGCTGTTGGCCATTTGGTATTGGAAAAGGTCAACGGGTTTCATGGTTGTATGTTCTTTGTTGCGGCTTGGCTTGTCAAACTCAAGAACGGTGGTTTGCTTGCGATCTGAGTTCCAGGTGTGGGCGGCACCTTCGGTCCAACCGTAAAGGCAAGGCTCATGTTTCCATTGATAATCTTGGCGGCCCATTACAAGCGAGGATTTAATCCAAATCAAGCATTGCCTAACTTTCCAGCCAGTGTCAAAGGCGGCACCGCAAAAGTTGTAGCCTTCTGAGCCGGCGTGCCAAACATAAAAAGCAGCACCAGGGCGAAGAAAGCAATTCGCAGCAATATAAACATCTTTCAAAAACTGCCGAAACTCGGCATCTTTCATATTGTCGTTTTGAATTTTTAATCCAGTGCCACCTTCGTAATTGACGTTATAAGGAGGGTCGGTAAGCCAAAGGTCGGCGTTGACGCCACCCATCAACCGCTCAAGGGCAATAGTGTCAGTCGAGTCACCGCAAAGCAAGCGGTGATCACCCAGCACCCAAAGATCCCCCGGCTTCGTAACCGGCTCCTCTGGCGCCTCGGGTACATCATCGGCATCGGTCAGGCCTTCAGCGGGCAACTGCTCAACAGTGCCGAGGATCTCGGCTAGGTCATCGGCATTAAACCATGGAGCAATATCATGCTCTTCACTAAGCCGCTGCAGCATGTCCTTGTCCCAATCAGACAAGTCGCTGGTGCGGTTATCGGCAAGGGCAAGACCGATCTTCTCATCTTCAGTTAAGCCGGTGCGCTTGACGGCAATGATTTCGGTGCCATCGGTTTCAATGACGCGGACATTCTTGATGCCTGCCGCTTTGGCACCTTCGATGGTGCCATTACCAGCAAGGATCCGGTTGTCTTCATCAATAACAATGCTGCGTGCAGCACCGTAACGCTGCAGCGATTCAGCAATCAAGTTGGCTGAGCGATCTGTACGCTTGCGGGCATTTTTATGATCAGACTTGAGATCCTTGATGGACGTCATTTTCTGACTTGGACAGGCATTATGAGGTAAGTATGGCCACTTATGCTGTCAGGCGTCAAGGTGACGGGTGCGGTTGCGGTGTTGGCGGATAGGGTAACCGACTTAGCGCCCATGGTTTTTAAGCCATCGATTAGGTAATGAACGTTGATGGCAAGATCGGGTAAGGTGCCAGTGGTTACAAGGGATTCGGCGCCGCTGTTGGCATCGGCTTCGGCTGTGATTTCAAGGATTTTAGTTGCGGTTGATAATTTAACAATTGAGTTATGATTGACGGCAATTAAGGCCACACGCTCTAAGGCGTGCAGTAGTTGCAGACGATCAACGGTTAGAGCATGTGCAAATTCTGTAGGCACCAACTGCCGGACATTGGGATAGGTGCCGTCTAGGGTACGGCTGGTGATTTGCGTGCCATCGGCTAGGGCGATGGCCACCTGACCACCGTCGATGGCGATGGTTGCCGGTTGCCGGACTTGCTGCAGGCAGCGAACAGGTAGCACCACGTCTAACTCGGCGTCTGAGTCAATGGCGCAGATAGCTAGGCGATGGCCATCGGTGGCTTCTACGCGACCAGTGGCCAGGTGAATGCCCTGCAGCAATTGCTTGCTGACGTCGGTGCTGGCTGCTGGCATGACGGCGGCCAAGGGGCCAACGAGGTCGATGGCAATGCCATTAGCAGCATCCACCACGGGTAAAGCCGGGAAATCATCCGCAGAGGCCACTGAGAGGCTGTAGGAGCCGCTGAGCGATACCAATGCCAGCCGATTGCCGCTGATGGCCAGCGAGACGGCCTCAGAGGCGTCTAAGCGGCCAATGATGTCCGACAGCAGCCGATGGGGTACGACGGTGGCGCCATGGGCCTCTACGCAGGCGCTGATGGCGGTTGTGATGCCTAGCTCCATGTCGTAGCCGGTGACGGTCAATATGCCATCAGCAGCATGTAGCAAGACGCCAGCGGTGATGGCATGAGTGCGACCGTTACCGACTGCACGCGCCACCAGACGCAATGCATTGTGCAATTCGATCTGGGACGTTACAAGCTTCATTGATTGTGGATGCGATGGATGTGAGCGATTCAGCTATGTCAGCAGGCAGCGGCTGCTGATCGTCTTGGGCGTTGTCACGGATTGCAGCGGCGACTGCAAGCGCTTCGGTCAATAGCGCACGGAGCTTTTCGACTACTGATTGCTGTTTGATTGATGACATATGCAACGAGGTGTTCAATTTTGCCGCGTGGGATGTCGCCATGCATTTGACGCACGGCCCCAGCCACCAGCGCATTGTAGTCCATCGTGGTCATTCCTGCAAGGGCACGATCACGAATAAATGCTGCACGGCTGGTTCCAGCGGCAGCGGCAGCGGCATTCAATTCTGACAGTTCAGCATCAGAAACATGAAACTTAATTTCAGGCATTGGTTGGTATGTAACTGGGGCAATAGTACGTCGGACGCCAAACTCCACGTCATTACTGGGTTCGGACGCAAACGGACGCAAGTCGGACGCAAAAAAGCTAGTCATACCAACGATGGACGTAAAAACGGCATTTTCCTATTCCCCCCCCCTATATGTGTATTTTGTTCACCCCGCTACATTGCCGCCTCTTTGTAAATACCTGATTTGACTTACCCCTATTTGCGTCCGAAGAGGTGAAAAGGTAGATAGGAACAGGGATCTTGCGTCCGTAACTTGCGTCCGGCTAGCGTCCGATCGGACGCAACTTGCGTCCGTAATCAAGCCCATGTGTCCATCCTGAGACCCTTAATGAGACGCTCACGGGTCTTACTGGGCTGCCGTTCGGACGCAACTTTCGGAAAGATTTGGCGCAATGCAGCCACCAGCAGCCTGGGTGCCTTGACGGTGCGATCATTTGGTGGGTCCATCAACCACCTACCTGAGCGGTCGATATAGCCTTCCTCTCGATACCAAGCTTGAAGCGCATCCCACACTCGCTTTGTTGACACTGACGCGCCATCTTGGTAAGTCAATCCAGTAGCATCACAAAAGTCCCACAGATGACAACTAGCTCTACGCACATCCTGCATCGCTTGAGTGCCAGTTGTGTAATCAATCCCATCTGCAATACTTAAGGCCATACCTTCTAACAACCAATTAAGGAACGCCGGGCATATCTGTTGCTGAATAAACTCAGGGTCATCTTTGAGTTTTGGATCGGCTTGAATGTGGGTTGGTTCTGTAGGTGTTGCCATAAATGTTTTACGAAATTTGAATACATGAAACCGCGTTTCAATGGCGGCTTGTTCACCAGTTAGTGATGGGTCTTTATTAAGGTTAAAAACAAATAATGCAGATGGTACAAACTGAGACTCTTGTACGCCTTTTAGTTCGTATGACAACTCTTCCCCGCTAATAGCAGCCTTTAATGATTGAAGATTATCGATACTGACAAATTGTGAATTTTCACTTGACCAGTTAACAGATGCGCCGCGCAATGGTGCAATAGGAAACTTGCGTCCTTGGTCATATTGCCGAAAATCGGCCAGTGTGCATGAGGTAAAATTGCGAGCGCCAAGAGTATCGCGCAAGGCGGTACGGATGGTGTCTTTACCGTTACTGCCTTCACCAATCATTAACACAGCACGGGGTCTGCCTTGGATAGCGCGATATTTGGCTAGATCAAGACCACTGCCAAGTATGCGTTGGAGGGTGTCACGGTCGCCAGCTTCTACCGCTTCCAGTAACCGCCATAAATGCTGCCCATTGGCTTCACGGTCGTAATTGTAAGCAGTGACATATGTGAAGGCAAAATCAGGGTCATGCGGCGAAAAAGTAAGGTCAAGTTTTTTGCCAGACCATGACCAAGACACCACGCCATTGCGGCAATTAATGGCGTTGGTTGCATTAACTGCTATTGGTTTTAGCAGCCGACGCATCCATGCCAAAGCCTCATCGACATAGCGCGGGCGCCGCCATGGATAACAGGTGGCGCCTGATTTGCCATCTACTACATAGATCAGCGAAAGAAATGACGCCAATTGTGGCGCCAACTCATCATCTGTTTTGGCTTGGTAATGGGTGCCATTCCAAACGTGAAGGATGCCATCAACGCATATCCAACGCTCCTGCGGATGCCTGAAGACATGCACTACGGCTAAATCAAGCCAGTCAGTGCCGGTCTTGTCGTAAAGTTGTAGGTTGACAACTTCGCCATCAGCGGACGCAGCATCTAACTGCTGACGGCTTATTTGTGGCGTTGGCAAAGGTGGCCGCCAACCATAATGCCGTGCCCAATACCAAAAGGTGCCTTCATTAATGCGATCACCACCAGAGCCTGCAATCTGCTGTAGGCCCTGCCATTGCGGGCTATGCGCCTGCATTAGATCAATAGCCAGGCCTGCATCACCGCAGGCCTGGATTAAACCCCAAAAGATATTGCGATAGATATGATAGGTGCCGGTGCCTGGCGTACGCGGCGGTATTACGGCTAAGGCTTGGCGAATTTCATCGATGCCACGCGGGACGGATTCTGCGTGCCGACTGGCTGGTTTTTCATGCTGATAATACACCTCAGAAGGCAGTACGGCTTCAATATCGGCAACGCTATAACGTTGACCAGCACTAGATACCATGCGGCACATATCACCAAGGCTGCCATCAGCTTTGGCGTAATAGCTGCCAGGTAAGCGCATTACGCGGGATGAGTTCTTGATGCTACGATCGGCGTCACAATAATCAAGCAATCGCGCTTGAACTAGTTCCCAATGCTGAGGTGTGATGGGATCTGCTAGTACCCAATAACTATGGATGGACTTGCCGCCGGTATTAATTTGAAATGTAGGCTCTGGTAGTTTTAGTTCTTGCCATGCGGTAAGTTGCCATTCACGGGGACGATCGTCCCATTCGGCAAAAAATGCGCGGCAAGCAGTGATTTCAGCATTGGTGTCACCGCCATCATTGATGACTACATAAACGCCGCGACCCTCTTCTTGCCACTGCCTGATAAGTGGCTTGCGAGCGCCACCTTTACGGCCTTTGTCATTTGGCTTATCGGCATGGTCGCGGTGAAGGAATGCACGCAACCTGATGGTGCCCGCTGGTTTGCCAAGCAGCGCAATAAAGCGCCGCGCTTCCGTGAAATCAATTTCTTTCACTTGACCACCAATAATTCAGTGGAAAGCAGGATGCCGTCGCGGTGGAAACAAATGGACTGCTCTAACAAAAGCCGGATAGCGGCAGAGCGAGAAAGGGCATCGCCACGCCAAGAATCCAGCCATTCCAGTTGGTTTGGCGTAAGGCGCAGTGGAATCGGTTGAGCTAAAGGCATACGCGCTGCCGGGAAGCTTGACAAGTGTATACGGTTAGTCTACAGTGTCAAGGCACCGCTGATTAAAAGCATGGCTATTTGGGGTATTGCAGATCCGCAAATTGACGAAAATGGCTGCTTGGCCTGCCCCTCTTGCGGCAGTTCTTATTTGCATCATTACAAGGTTTTTACATTAAAAAGAAATTGTGAAGACAATGTAAAAGGTGATGTTTGTTTAATTGATGGCCTTGATTGCTGGGAAAATGACGAAGGATATTTAATATCTGCAAGAAACAATTTTCCAATGACTGAAAATCCTAGCCCACGAAGGGGGTCGGTATTAACTGAATTTTTCTGTGAAGAATGTGACGCAAAGCCACGACTTGCAATTATTCAACACAAAGGATGCACCTATTTGGAATGGGTTGACATCCAACCAAAACCAGAGCCTGAAATAAAGCGCAAACCAATCAAGCCAAGCCTACGTTTTGAAATCCTTAAGCGCGATGATTACCGTTGTCAGATGTGCGGTGCAACCGCCAAGAATGGCGTCACACTTGAGATAGACCATATTCATCCTGTATCCAAAGGCGGCACCAACGAGCCTGACAACTTGCAGTTGCTGTGCCGTGACTGCAACGCAGGCAAGGGAGCGCAGTGCCAATGAATCTCCGCCCCTACCAGCATCAACTGATAACCGACATCCGACTGCAGTACCAGCTAGGCAAGCGCTCAGTGCTGGCGGTGCTGCCCACCGGCGGCGGCAAGACCGTGTGCTTCAGTCATATTGCCCAAGCTGCGGCAAAAAAAGGCAACCGGGTCTGCATTTTGGTGCACCGCCAGGAGCTGCTGGATCAAGCTAGCCGCAGCCTGCCGGTGCCGCATGGCCGGATCCAAGCTAACCGCAGCATGGATCTAAGCCATTCAGTACAGGTTGCCAGCGTGCAAACGCTAGCTCGTAGGCTGCACCTGTTGCCTAGGGACTTTTTCCAGCTCCTAGTGGTTGATGAGGCGCACCACACCACGGCAAAATCGTGGGACGATTGCATCCAGCATTTCCAAGCAGCCAAACTGTTAGGCGTTACCGCTACACCTATACGCAGTGATGGCCGTGGGCTTGGCGCTCATTACCAAGCCATGGTGCAAGGCCCATCAGCAGCGGAATTGACCGATGCAGGATTCCTGGCGCCTGCCCGGGCGCTAGCGCCGCCGGGGTTTAGTGCCACGGGCCTGCGCAAGACCATGGGTGATTTTGACACCAAGCAGGCTGAGCAGCGTGTCGGCACGATCATGGGCGACTGCATCGGCCATTACCGCAAGCATCTAGACGGCCAGACGGCGATTGCGTTTTGCTGCAGTGTGGCCCATGCTGAGGCGGTAGCGGCATTGTTCATGGGTGCTGGCATCCCAGCGGCAAGTATTGACGGCAGCATGACCAGCGAGCAGCGGCGCGACCTGCTGCAAGCGCTAGGAACTGGCCGGATACGCGTGCTCACATCCTGCGCCCTGATCGGCGAAGGCGTAGACGTGCCTTCAGTCGGCGGTTGCATCCTGCTGCGGCCTACCGCATCGGTGGCGTTGCATCTGCAGATGATTGGTAGATGCTTGCGTCCACAGCCTGGCAAGCGTGCGGTGGTGCTTGACCATGTGGGAAACACACTGCGGCTAGGCCATCACCTGGAGCCGCGTGATTGGACGCTGGACGGCATCCCTAAGCGCGACCGTGAGCAGGCGCCATCGGTTAAGGTGTGCCCGGCGTGCTTTGCCACTGCTGCCAGCGCTGCGCAGACGTGCTCGGAATGCGGACACCGGTTTAGCCCTGAGGTGCGTGAGTTGAAACAGGTGGATGGTGAGCTTCAGGAACTCGCCGTGACCAGGCGCCGCCAACAAGGCAGCGCGCAAAGCCTCGACGACCTGCGCCAGCTAGCGCAGCAACGTGGCTATAAACGGGGCTGGGCTGAGCGCGTGTATGAAGCACGGCTAGCCAAGCGGCATGGCATCTGAGCAAACAATCCAGCAACACATTCGCCTTGCGTGCAGCAGCGGCAACTGCCGACTATTCCGCAATAACACCGGCACGCTTAAGGATGCCAATGGCCGTCCGGTGCAGTTTGGCCTCTGCAAAGGCAGCGCCGACCTGATCGGCTGGACAACTCGCACCATCACCCCAGAGATGGTCGGCACCCAGGTGGCCGTGTTCACCAGCATTGAGGTAAAGACCCCTACCGGCAGGCTCAGACCAGAGCAGCAGGCTTGGCTTGATGCCGTGCAGGCTGCTGGTGGTGTTGCTGGTGTGGCTCGCAGTGTGGCAGATGCACAGCAACTATTGACTAGGGTGTATAATGGTTGCATGGGGCGGACGGAAGCACCCCGGCAGTAGCCACAAGGAGCCTCCCGCGGGAACAGTCAAACGACCGCGTAACCCAAACGAGACCAAGCTGGTGCAAGGCCAGCAAACCAATCATTACAACTTGAATCATGACCTGCATTTTTGTATGGGCGGCAGTCTTGCTGACCATTCCGATTGTCATCCTGCTGTGGGTGACGCAAACGCAACAGCAACGCATTCGCCGCCTACGCCGCCAGGGCTGGACCCAGCAACGGATTGCGACGCATCTAGGCATCAGCCGCAGCCGTGTCCAGCGCATGTGTTGACAGGGGTTGACCATGGTGTAGGATATGCGCAAGCGGCCAGCCAAGGCCGCATCACCCCAACCCAAGAACCATGGCCAACATTCTTTCATTCCTGATTGTCGCCTCGACATTTGGCGTCATTGTCGGCAGTTTTGGCACCGCGCCTCAGCCATTCGCATATCACCAGCTAGACAAATGAACCCAATCGAACAGCACTGGACACTAATGACTGCCGCCGAATATGGCGGCGGTTTCTTCAAGGCTTTAGCAGCGGCTGGCCTTAAGGCTGACCCGACCAACCGTGACCGGTTGTTCAAGGCATGGCCAGAGCTTGGCGCCACTTACGGCGCTGCATCAAATCTCCATCGAGCACTTAGGGATGACTACAAACGCTGAGTACCACGCTGACCCTGCTGTTAGCGCCAGTCACCTGGGCGCGGTTACGGCCAGCCCGTATCACTACTGGAAGCGGTATTTAGACCCTCAGCGCCCGCCATCAACGCCAACTGCAGCGATGCGGCTTGGTAGTTTGGTGCATTGCGCAGTGCTGGAGCCTTATGAGTTGGGCGCACGCTACTCAACGTGCGCATCACGCACCACCAAAGCTGGTAAGGAACAAGCTGCTGAGCTTGCTGCTGCTGGCATTGAGGCTGTAACCAATGGCGACATGGAACTGGCATTAGCCATGAGCGATGCCGTTCGCGGCCATTCGATGGCAAGCATCTTGCTGTCTGCTGGCAAGGCAGAGCAGTCGTTTTGGTGGGATGATGCCGCTACCGGTTTGCGGTGTAAGTGCCGCCCTGACTGGTATGACGGCACCACCATTGTGGACCTTAAAACCACAATTGATGCCAGCCCGGCCGGGTTTGCTAAGAGTGTAATTAATTTTAAGTACCATCAGCAGGCTTGCCATTACATGGCTGGCCTCAACGCTGAGCGCTTCATTTTTATTGCAGTTGAGAAATCCTATCCATACGGCGTAGGCGTTTATCAATTGGACGCTGCTGCCATGGCTGTTGGTGAGGCGCTGCGCCGTCAAAACCTACAAACCATTGCCGACTGCCGTGCCATCAACGAATGGCCTGGCTACAGCACTGGCCTTCAATCGCTGAGCCTACCCGGCTGGGCGCTTTCAACCACCCAAACCATTACCTCCGATGACTTCTAGTCTTGCGCTCTGGACACCAGAGCAAACCCAGCTAATTAGCACCACTATTGCGCCAGGCTGCAGCAACGACGAGTTGCGACTATTTGCCTATGCCTGCCAGCGGACGGGGCTTGATCCGTTCAGCAAGCAGATCTACGCCATCAAGCGTGGCGGCAAGATGACCATTCAGGCTGGCATCGACGGTCTACGTGCCATTGCCGAACGCACTGGCCAGCTTGATGGGTCTGAGACGTATTGGTGCGGTGATGATGGCGTCTGGGCTGATGTGTGGCTGAACAGCAAGCCACCCGCTGCAGCTAAGACTGTTCTGCACCGCAAAGGCGCCGCTCACCCATTTGTCGGTGTTGCTCGCTTTGCGGACTACAACGCTGGCCAAGGCCTGTGGTCCAAGATGCCAGCCGCCATGATTGCCAAATGCTCCGAGGCATTGGCGCTGCGTAAGGCATTCCCTGCTGACATGTCAGGCGTCTACAGCACCGATGAAATGGATCAGGCAGTAGAGACAGTTACCGTAACCGCAGCGCCTGCCGGTGATACCAAGATCTTTACCGCTGGCAAGGCTGCTATTGCTAAGGCTGATAGCATTGCCAAGCTCACAGAGGTTACTGGTCGCATGGAAGCCCGCAAAGGTGACCTAAGCGATGACCAGTACCAAGAACTGCTAAAGCTGGCGCTGGCGAAGGAAACCGAACTGGTTCCACCTGCATCTGATCCATTTGCTGATGATTGAACCATATCTAACAACTGAACAACTTGCCGCTAGGTGGGGACTACGGCCAGCAACGATTAAACACCAACGCGCCCGTGGTGTCGGCCCTGAATACATAACGCTATCGCGTATTGCCGTTCCTGCTGGTGTCGCCCGCGTTCGGTATCCCCTAGCACAAGTCTTGGCTTTTGAAGCCGCCAACAACATCACTCCTTTGAACCCATGAGCCTCTACGCATCCGGTATCATTCGCATCATTTCAGACCCACAACTGCGCTCATTTGATAGCGGCAGCATGGTCGCTAATTTTGGTGGTGGCATTATTGAAGGCAAAGATAAAGAAGGCAATTACATCAATAACGCAATTGATGTAGAAATATGGGGTAAATCTGCTGAGGTTGTCGTTGATCGCTGCAAAAAAGGCGACTGTATTATGGTTACAGGCAACATTAAACGCCAAGACTGGGCCGATAAGACCACCGGAGATAAGCGCAGTAAGCATGTGCTAAGCGTGCAGCGGTTTGAATTTCTGCCGCGTACTGCGCAAAATGAGGAGCCTGCGTTTTGATGAACTGCCCAAACTGTGACACATCTTTCACAAGTGGCAATGGCGAAGTAATGCAATCTCGCGCTGACACCATTGACTCTCACCTAAGGCAACGACGTTGCAAACATTGCAACCACAGAGTTTGGACCCTTGAAGTAGAACTCCCGCCAGATTCTGTGCACTGGAAAATATCTCAAGAAACCTTTCAATCAGTACCTAAACGCAAACCCGGCGCCCTTCGCGTGCAAATCTCATGACTAACCAACACTCAATCACCCCACCGCCTGAGCTGGTGCAGCAGTGGTTGTGCTCAGACGACTACCCATGGGGTCCACTTGAGCAGACGTCCATTACCATCACGGCCAACCGGCTCCAGAACATCGCCCTTTGCGCCGCCCAATGGGGCGCCGACCAGGAGCTGGAGGAGTGCTGTGCAGAGGTGCTTTGGCAAGAAGGCAAGGCTTTGGCTGCAAAACTTCGCGTCGCCCGCCGCCCCAAGCCGCCGAGCTTGAAAGAGCAGGCGCTGGAAGCTTTAGACCGCATGGATCAGTTCCCCAATATTGAAGACCGGCTAATTGTCCGCCGCGCACTGGAGGCCCTTCCCGAATGATCAACATCGACTCAGGCCAGGGCCGCATTGGTGAACTGTGGTGGATCAACTCTCAGCCATCAATGAAGATCTATGGAGGCAACCTTGTCCAAGGCTTACGGCGAACTTACGTGCCTTGGGGTACTTGCGGCTACGGCCGCGACATTAAAATCTCACTGGAGCCTATTAATGACTAACCTCGGGTCTTGGGAGAAGCGGTAAGCCAGCCTTCTGTGCTACAGTAGCGCCGTCCATTTGTTCACCCATGACCGGTCCTGATCCTGTAAACCACCCGTCCCACTACACCACCGGGCGGATGGAAGTCATCGACATTATTGAAGATGCCATCGGGCGGGCACCTACGCCCGTTCTGGGCAACTGCCAGAGCCACGTGCTGCGCTACATGCTCCGCATGTGGGACAAAGACGACCCAACCCTCAATGCATCAAAATCGCTGTGGTATTTGCGGCGACTACTAAAACACCTAGACACCTATCCACTCCCCGATACAACAGAACAATGACTAACCAACACCCAATCACCAAGTACGCCGACTCCATCGGCTACAGTTGCATCGCCATGCCTGAGCAGTGGGAAACCATTCTCGAACTCCGCGCCCGCATCGAGGCACTGGAGGCTGCGCAGCAGAAGATCCGCTCTGCCCCTGAATCACCCCTGGTTGAACGGGTGGCTGATGCCATCGCAGCACAAGCCACCTCTGCTGGCATCGTCAACGACCGCCCAGCCCGCGCCGCGATCCTTGAGGTGGCGTCGTGGGTGCGGGCCGAATCCGAAGGCCATCTTGGCTCCGGATCGCACTGGGCCAGGCGCCTTGAACAGGAGACCAACCAATGAGCACCGACCTCTGCACCCTGTGCGCTGAGCTGATTAACCACTTACAGGTCCGAGTCAGCAACGAAGACCGAAAAATCCCAACGGTAGGGTACTACTCACAATCTCAACAACTGCTAGACCGCGCCCGCGCCGCCCTAGCCCAGCCAGAGCCGGTGGCGCCAACGGATGAGGAGCTACTAAAACTAATGCCCGAAACAATGCTGGATGAGTTCAGCTACGCAGCCAAAGTCTGCAGTGATGCAACTGGCGGCCAAGTCAAGCCTGGCATATTCCGTGTCAGCTTGAACACGGGCGCCCTTGACTACGCCCGCGCCGTCCTTGCCCGCTGGGGGCAGCCATGACTAGCGACTCCCGCGCCCAGCGCCTAGTTGACGAGTTTGAGCAAGCTGCCAGTTTCTACGGGGGCTTTAGCGTCCGTCATGGCATCGCGACAGTGCTGCGCCACCTAGCCGACACCGATTCCCAGTACGGCGACATGGAATCGTTCTATGCCGTTCCAACCCGCACCCTTGAAGACCTAGCCGACGCGCTAGAGGCTCCAACCCTGATGGAATGCGCCTTAGCCGGTGATGCCACCGCCGCTAAGCAATTCTTGCATGAGGCTGGCTTCACCGACAAGCACGGTCAGTGGCTGCCGCAGTATCAACCCATTCCCGACGAACTGGAGGCGCAATGACTGATCCACTGTCAGATTATTTAGCTGCCATTGTTAAATTCCCATTGCTAACGGCAGAGCAAGAGATTCAACTAGGCCGCCAGGTGGCACGGTACATGGAGCTTCGAAATGCGCCGGGAGAGCGCACAAAGCAAGAGCTGCGGCAAATTAAAATTGGCATCCGCGCCCGTGACACAATTGTTAAGTCAAATCTGCGCTTAGTGGTACATGCCGCCAAAAAGTATTCTAATTGCTTAAAGTCTAATAATATGGAGCTCATTGATTTAATTCAAGAGGGAGCATTTGGCTTGCAACGGGCGGCTGAATTATTTGATCCATCCCGTGGATATAAGTTTTCCACCTATTCTTACTGGTGGATTAGGCAGTCAATATCCCGCGCCATATACAACAATGAACGTTTGGTAAAGATTCCGCAGCGTGTGCTTGATAAATTGTATCAAGCGACCAAAGCAGAGGCTGAGTTTGTCCAAGTCAACGGAAGAACGCCAACGAGAAGAGAACTTGCTGCCATTATTGGTATTACTGCAGAAGAACTGGCCACGCTAGTTAATTACAATGCGCCACATGCAAGCTTAAATCAATCATTTACAGATGATGGAAATTGCATTATTGATTTAATCGCAGATCCTAATGTGCCTGATGAAATGATGACTGATGAATATTCAGAGCAGTTACAGCTAGCTTTTTTTTACCTGAGCGACTCAGACCGTGAAGTAATAGCTAGGAGATATGGGTTGAATGGAGAAGCAGAAACATTGACTGCAATTGCCCAAGATCGTGGCCTTAGCCGTGAGCGTGTTCGCCAGCAAACAGAAGTAGCCAAAAATAAGTTAAAACTTTTAATGACCAAATAAACGCCGCCACCATGGACGATTTGCCCTGCTTAGAAATTCATTAGTTTCAAGGGCGGCAATATGATTGACTGCTTGCTTTATTAACTGCGACTGATAAGCATTTTGTTTTATTAGTGATGCACAAAGCTTGGCTACCGCATCTCTATCTGAATGATTTAATGCGCTACGGGATTGGCTTTCCAGTTGCAACTGTTCTTCAAGCGTCAATGTCACTACCATCCATTGGCCCCATGCCATTGGCATTTCTGCAGATGACACATGATAGCCCAAAAATTACATATGATGGCAAGCTTTGGCGTGTTACATATGGCAACATGTTAAAAGAACACAGCCAAAAATGGCAAGCAATGATTATTTACCACCAATTCATGGAGCATCACCGGCATGGCGCAAGTAATGAATCAACGCAATAGCGCGTTCCAGATCCCAGCATTCGTGGGTTGTCCACCATTCCCACAGTTCTGCATGGCCCTTGAGGCGATTATGAACGGAGCAACATGGCGCTAAATTTTCGCGTGTTGTATGGCCTCCTTTGCATTTTGGTATTATGTGATCTAGCGTTATGTGCTCAAATTGGCCACCACATATATAGCATCGGCTATTCCATGCTTCGATAATTGATTTACGGAACCGGTGCTTAGTGACTTTGCGGGTGACAAGTTCAGTCTCATCAATGTGATGATCCACATGGCTCCGGCATGATGTACGGAATCACCTCATAGTCAAGGAGGTGAGCACTGGATTGACAAATTTCCTCTAACCTAGCCGCAATGCCGGTGGCTACATCATCTGGTGAATGCGGCGAATCTACTACGATCATGGCGCTTATTTCTACTAGGTAGCGGTTCATGTTGCAGGCTCGCAGGTGATTTCAACACCAGAACTAGCACGGGGGCGCAGCTTAAGCCAGATACCACCTAATGATTTAGGCATCACAATTTTTTCAATTGCAAATCCGCCGCCACCTTTGAACTCTTGTTTATAGGTCCCAGTTTGTATGTGCCACCGTTGCTCTATACGTTGTTCTCCTTTGTTGTTGATACGATAGCAAGGATGGGCAACGATTGTGCGTTCGTGGTTGTGACCATTAACAATAACATCAGCGTCTGGCATGATGCTGGCATAGCGACCACCGCCAAGAGTCCCCTTGGTTATTACGCCGCCCCAAGTGCCATGGTGAAAGCCAAGGGTTAGGCGGCGTATTTTTTCTTGCGCACGTTCTAAGCCTTTTTGATAGAAAGTAAACCAGATAAATCCTTGGTAACGCATGTGCTCGACGGGGCTGCCGTTATCGCGCATGATGCGCACAACATTACCAAGCGGATCTATTTCGTTGTGGTTGATTATTGCGGTTTCGTGGTTGCCGTCACTCATCATTACAATATCTTCTTGCCATGGCTTAAGCCATTCGGCAGTTTCATTAAACACAAGATCAAAATAATTGCCGCCTAGGTGCTCTGGGCGGATGTCGCCTTTACTGCCGCGCCTATCTTTTTTGCCTTGCATCAAACACATTATATCGCCAAAAAACAATGCCTTGCCTTTGCGTTCTTGCATCTCATTTAGATGCTTAGCAAATAACTTGCGGTCGCATTTTGGATTATCTAAATGAATATCAGAAGCAAGAAGAAAATTAAATTGCTCTTTGTTGGACGAATAAGGAATCCGCAGTTCTGTTAGCTCAGGGCTATGGCGGATTACTTCAGTCATGCTGGCCTCACCAGTAATGCCCAACCGGAGCTGGCGCCGTCCGGCATCCATCGGCGGTTGAAGTTGGCTTTGCTGTAGCGTTGGCCTTTGCCATTGGTGTTGCGTACATAGCCGCCATTCACCAGATCAGCTTCGCCGTTGGGATCGTTGACGATCCAATGGCTGGGGTTGAAGCCAGTCACTACCGACCAGTGCCCACCGCCGCTAGGTGCTGATATTGGCCCCTTATGCAGCCAGCCAACCGGCACTGGCCTACCGGCGCGTAGCTCGGCCTCCAGAAGGCCAGGAGCGGCATTAGTGACCAATCGGGCATCAAGGCCCAATGAGCGCAGCGCTTGCACCTGTGCCTGCGCATCAGTGGTGTCGCCGTAGCGGGCGCGGACAGCGTTGTAGGCATCATCGCTTGCCACTTTGCCGTAGAACCGCGCCACCATGGCACAACTGCTTGAGAAGCATTCGCGGTAGCCGGTGCCGCTTTTATTGTCGTTTTGGTTTTCGTATGGCACCACCAGCTCAACGCGGTCTGGCTTGCCACCGCCCCATAACTTGCCTTCTGCTGCACGGCGACGGCGCAGGCCAGTTTCGACGTTGCTGCCGGGGTTGACATACAGCATTAGCGCCGCTGGCACATCGTCATAGCGCATTTCGGCTAGGCATTTGCTGATGGTTTCAAAGCCAGCCGATCCATAAAAATGCCAACCTAGATTCCAAGAAAACGACACTAGGCAAGATTGCCTATTAGTCGGCAGCTTATTCCAGCCGGGTATTGTCTTGGCCAGCGTCGGCACTACCTTGGTTTCAATCCATGCGGCCAGCATTCTGTCGGCAGCGTCACGGGTGATGGTGTCGCCCCGTTTGACCTTGGCGCCATCGGTCCAGGCTGTAAATCCATAGCCAATAGTCCAAGGGTCGCCACCACTAGCTGGATCTGGATAAGCGTTGGCCTCAAAACCTTCAAATTCACAGATTAGTTTGACTGCTGCATCGTGGACCAATGCAGGTTTTACCGGCGGATCACTGCGGAATTTGCCGAGAAAATTGGCCTGCTCATCTGGCGCCAGCAACTCCCATGCATAATTCCATGCAGCCTGCTGGTGCGGCAATGGCGGTTGTGTAGTGGCCTTAGCTGCGGCTAGAAAGTTACTCACTGGTCACCGCCCAATAAGTTGCGGCGCCGTTTGGCGGCCTCAGCAATTGCTGGCTGCTGTGCTGCCGATGGGAAAAACAAAGCGGTGACGACGTACCAGCGCTCTAGGCAGGCGTTGGTTTGGCGTGGACCTACGATCCAGTTTGGGAGTTCGCAGCCGCCGATAAATGCAACGCTGAACACAAGCTGGCCGACCAGCATGGCATTTACGCCTGATGCGGCGCCCAGTAGCTGGAGCGGATTCATTGTCGTGCCTCCAATGTGGCTACACGTTGTTCGATCTTGCCCAGGCGGCCAAACAACTCAGTGCGGTCTTCGCGCATTTCACCGCGCATGAGGCTCACCTCGCCAGCGATGTGCTCTACGGCAGCGGTAAGACGCACAACTGCAGAAGCGGCGTCGTTGTCACGGCGCAGCATTCCGCCGATACCAGAAGCGGCAATGCCGATCACGGCACCAGCGGCAGCAGCGACAATCTCAATCACTGGCGTGGCGGCAATCGACCTTCGCCCCCAGTTTAGCCCAGCCACATCAGCCAAATGCTGAGGTGGTGGTATTAGATGAGAACACCACAGGCGCTTCAACATTTGGTTCCGGTGCGCTCCAGCTTGAGTATGCAGCGCTGGTGATGTAGGCGGCTAGCTCAGCGGTGGTGGCGGTGGCGTTGATGGCAGCTACTTTGGTGCCAGCAACCTCGCGGATACGTTGGCGCTCAGCCTTGATGGCGGCATCCATGGGCTTGCCGTTATCGGCCTCGCGTATCACCATCCAATCAGTTGGGGCCAGCAACGTGTTTGCCGTGGCACGGGTCTGGCCGATCCACTGCTCAACCAATTGCGAATGGTCCTTCGGCAACTCTGGACTCCAGTAGAAGCGCTGGTCGTGCCAGGCGGGTTCGGGCTGCTCCGTAATTCCAATGGCGGCACGTTCCTCAGGGCTGGCCAACCTCAACCAATTGGCTGGGTATTGGATGCCAGTTGCCGGATCTGTAAAACAGGCGTCGATTGGAAGTGTTACGCCATTCAGTAGGAACATGCCACGCGGGCGGTTTGCTCTTAGTTTAACAGGGACACACCAACCAGCTTATGACTGACGACGAAATCCGCAGCATCATGTATAACCACGTTAGTGAATTTACCAGCGGCATCTTATTTACCGATCAGGGCATCCTTGATTTTGCGCATGAATTACTTGGCACGGTCCCACCAGAGCCGGAAGATGAAGACCCACGCGCCAGCTACAAGCACCTAATCGACGCTATCCTTGCAAGCTAGTAGGCGTGTCCACTACTCACCTGGCGCGGGAGTAGTTAAAGGGCGCTTCGGCAAATGCTGCGTAAATCATTGTTGCACCGTTGTCGTTTAATGCAGAAGTCCGCACCTTGAATCCATTTGAAAGGACGTCAAAAAATCCATATGTTGTATCTTCCGCGCTACTTAAGTTAGCAAATAAGCTCTTGGTGCAAACATTGTATGTGTCCCGCGCAGTATCGTTAATTACCCAATTTGAAGTAGTAGACGATTGCTTTACCATAATCCACCTTGGCCTAAACCCGGTATACACAAAAGGCCCATCGCTCGATCCATTTCCGGTATAACTTCCGAAATTAGAGTACCCGACTACCGGGCTGAAACAATATGCGACAAAGGTGCCGCCGCCTGTGGCAATATCAGAACCAGTAAGAATGCCAAATGTTGTGCTGCTTGGAGTTCCCCAGTAGCCAGAAACAGTTGAAGCGGCAGCGGTAGACTGCAACTGCAAAATTTGATTTGCGCCAAGGGCTGAATGGTAAACTGCCCACACCGGACCGGATGCATCACGACGCTTAGCAATAACAAGCGCTGGGGTCGCACCTAAACCATGACCAATAGTAGCAGTTGCCCCAGTTCCCGTATAAGTAAGCACGCTAAACCCAGCAGTCGCATTAGCTCTCACCTGACTAGTGATGCTGCCTTGTGTGTTGGATACAGTTGAGGTGCCTGCGTCCCAGGCCCAAGAAACATACGTATCATTAAGGCTATTGTGCCCAGGTGCTTGATCACCAAGACTGAATCCAGTCGAGGTGAAAGCCGTCAAACCATTTGATTCCGTGCTTTCCGCAGCAGTGACATTGGGGCCAATGGATTTGGTTGCTCCACGGATTTGATCATAAATACGATGGTCTGCTGTGGCGCTTCTACATTTCAACCACACCATGTCAGGTTCAAATCCTAAACCTGAAATAGTCTGCGTGCTGCCATTACCCGTGTACAGCTTCACATCCATCACCGTATTAGACTTCGTGACTAATGGGGCTGGCAGGTTCTGTGTGCAGAGTGCCTTGAAGCCTGATGGTGCGGTGTAGGCAAATGCGCGTTGGCCAAAGTTGCCAGTGAGGACTGCGCCCACACCATTCCAGTCCGATACTGCCGGTGCCCATGTACCAGAAATGCTGGAGCTTACAGTAACGATCAGGCTATTGTTTTTGTAAAAAGAGATGGCCCCAGCATCCATGCTAAGGGCAACACCAATCACGTCACCTGTCGTGTACGAGGCGTAAGTACCAACGTCACTACCGTTGTTCTTGACTCTGCCATCACTTAAATACGCCGCAGAGTTTGCAAGGTAGCCAGGCTGAGAACTCCAAACAGTAGATGTTGATGCAGCTCCGATCAACGCAGCGCCAATGGTATTAACTGTTATTTCCCAGTACCATTTACCAGACGAGAAGGCAATAGAGCCTAAAACCGTGCCACCTGTTGTATTTGCTCCAACGTCAAGATTGCCATTCGTAAGAGTTGGAAGTACGGCATTTGTTCTGGCCAACGGATTCCAAGTTGCATAATTCCCCCTCACCTCACCACCCACGCCGGTGTCGGTCCCATAATTAGTGGGGGAGTCTATGAGGCTGTCATTCCCAGCACCAGCAGTAACACTAAAATTATTCGGGGTCCAGTCATTCCCCAGCCCGCTAGAGTCCTTCCCTAAGGTGCTGGCGGTGTTGCTGGAATTATCAGCGAACAAAAGATTGTATCCATTCGTGCCATAGGTGCCGGTGTATGTTTTTGGTATTAGTTGCCCAGTAGTGGCATCGGTTTCGGTGAAACTGCTGGGGGTCAGCGCTTGGCCGTCGATGAAGTGGATGTTGGCTAGGTAGCCGTCAAAGTAATACAACGGGGAATGATTAATTAAGTTTCCTATTGAGTGTGCGCTAGTACTATTTACCAATGTATCTGTATTCTGTGCTTGATATGTAGCAGTTGAAAATGTAGTGATTTGTGCTCCATTGACATACAATTTATATCTGTTTGCTGGTGTTACTTGAGTCGTGTCTACCGCAAGTGTTATGTGCATCCACGCGGAAAAATCTCTAAAAACTTGAGTGGTCAGAAGTGATGTTACGTTGGATCCACTGGCGTCGTTGTCAATCCGCAACTGCCCAGTGGAGTCTTCAAACATTAACCTAAATAAATTGCTGGAGCTTGTTCCAGCAAAAAACAATCCTTTCTGATCGGGATACGCCTGTTGTTTTGAAACCTTCACCCATCCTGCCCATGTCCATGTCTTGCGGTTGCCAGCAGATGCTGGGGTACGACTTAAATATGCAGAATCCGGGGCATTGAAGCGGAGGGATCTACTCACTTGGAGTCCGCCAGCAGCGGCTGCATCAGCGCCGAGAAGTAGCGAAGAACGAATAATACTCATTTGACGTCGTTGAGGATGCGGGCGGTGATACGGGTAGAGGATTCAACATAATATGCGATCACATCAACTGCAGCGGCTGTGGTGGTAAGCGTTGGTGCCGTACCACCCGCAAATTTGAAGTATCCACCGTACGCAAGTGTGCGCGACCCAGTGCCGTCCTGCGTGATTACGATTGTTCCGCTTTGCCCAGCCGTTAGGTTTGTTGGGTTGGCAAGTGTGCGGCTGCCCCCAAGGGTCACTGAGAAATTATTGGCTGCTGCAAAATCCGGCGTAATAGTGGCGCCATCGGTCAGCGCTGTAATTGTCCCACGCTGAGCAACGGTGAATGACTGAACGGCATTGGTTGCCGCAATGTTTGTGATGGCGCCTGCATTGCCGTTAACGCTTAAAACACCGGTATTTGCAATTGCAGTGCCGGTAACGCTGATGCCACTGCCAGCGGTGGCGACTGTAATGTTTGCGGTGCCATCAAAGCTAACGCCCTGAATGGTGCGAGCTGTAGCCAATGCCGTGGCGCTGCTGGCAGTGCCAGTCAGGGCTGCGGTGATCGTGCCAGCGCTGAAATTACCCGATGAATCACGGGCCACAATAGCGCTTGCCGTATTTGCGCTTGCCGCAGTAGTGGCGCTGTTGCTTACCTTGCCAGCAGTAGCAATGGTGGCCAGCTTGGTGTCTACAATCCCAGCGCTGGCATTGATGTCGGCATTAACGATGGAAGCATTGCCGCTGACGATTACGTTGCCCGACTGATCAGGGAATACGATGGCGCGATCAGCCGTTGGGTCAACCGCAGATAGGTATGTTTCGTATGCGTTGGCGGTGCTGCCCTCAAACCCAAATGTGCCAGCAGTGCCGATCAGTAACTCACCAGTTACAACTCCACCAGTCTTGGCGATCTTTTCATCGTCTAGTTCTTGAAGCGCTGTTTGAACGTTGGTAGCAGCAAGGTTGCCATAAGGTGTAAAGGAGATATTTGTGGCGGTTTGACCTGCAATAGCATTTGAAACGTCAACCAGATCCCAGGTTGCGCCGTTACAAATGATCATGTCCGGCGGCGCAAGCGCTACCACCGGCGCTGGCGAAACGCCGTTACCTGATTCGGATACAACAACGTAATACTGATTTAGAGTTGCCGATCCAGCAGGCAACGCACTGCCGACAACTAGGCCGCCCGCTGTGCCTGCAGTCGTTACAGATGCAACTCTGTTGGTTGATGCATTATACGTACCAGCATAAACAAGGTTCCCGCTGATAACTGTCAACGGTTGCCAAGTGTTGCCATCGTAAATATAGTAATCCTGATTGGTGCTATCAAAGAATCCTTGGCCCGTAAAATCTGGCGTTGGGAATGTAACCACGCCACTGGTGCTACCTGCGCCGCCGAATTGAATGGTGGAGTAATTAGCTAGTTTAGGCCCAGTAATTGAGTTAGTGCCAAGCAAGCTTACGCTTAATGTTCCGGTTGTTATTTTACTTGTATCAAGATTTGGAATATCAGATGCTACTAATGATGTACCAGCAGTAACAATACCTTTAGTGGTTACTGTAAGTTTGGGATATGTACCAGCGGTAAGGCCTGCCTGTGTTGCCAGCGAAATGGTGCCGGTGCTAACGGCAAAATCACCGCCGACGATCACACCGCCTAGGACGCTAGAGGTGGCAGCCGTAACTGATAGCGCACCAGCGCCACTGACCGAGGTGCCGGTGCCTGGGCTAACAGCACCTGGTACGCCAGCAGAGGCAAGCGGTAGATCAGCCGATACCAAAGCCACGGCGCCGGTGATGTGGCCCTGCGCATCGCGGGTAATGCCGCTGGTGGTGCCAGCGGCAACTGAGTTGCTGTGGTTAAGTACGCCACCGCCGGTAACGGATAGGCCAGTGCCAACGGATACACCACCAACAACTGACGAAGTGGCCAGTGGAATGTCAGCAGCAGCAAGCGTAGTGCCAGCGGTGACGTGCCCCTTGGCATCTACTGTCACCTTGGTATAGGTGCCTGCAGTCGCACCACTGACAGCGTGTTCTAGTGAACCAGTGCCAGCATTGCGAACAATGGGGCTGGTTGGCGCGACCAGACCTAGGTTGCCGCTGGATACAGCTAGGCCGCCGGTGGCGGGGATCGTGCTGGTGTTGAGCTTGGTGGCAGTTACCGTGCCATCCGTAAGGTTGGTGCCGCTGATGCCGCTCAGATTAACCTTGGCGACAGGGATCGAGGCGTCGTCAATCAGTGTGACCGCTTTTTGCGTGAACGCTTTGGCGGTAATCTTTTTGGTTTCGCTGGCAGCAAGGCTTGCTACGGCCAGCGGGTCGGTCGCTGCTAGATCCGCCCCAGCTAATACGGGGAGTTCTGTGATCTTGAGGTCTGCCATCAGTCGCTATCCTCCAGGATCAAGAATCCACTGCTGTCCTGTAGTTTGATTCTACTGCCGGACTCCTGCAGTAGATAACTGGGCGTTACCGTGGCAACTCTCAACTTGATCTCGCCAGTGGTGACAAACCGAATGGTGGAGCGCATTACGTCATTGCTATCGCAACTGATCCCGGCTTGGGTCACAATACCGGTAATCTCATGCCAGACCGAATCGTTGCTGGCATCTGATCCTTGGCCATAGCCACTGCCTATGATGTAGAGCTTTGCCGTAAATTCGGCGCCAAACTGCTGCCGCAGCAGCAAATTATGCAGGTATATCGGCAGTTCTGCTGATTCCGGATACCGTGAGCTGCTGGCGTAGCGGTAATCAAACAGGCAATCAAACTGGCCGCTGCCAGTGATCATGGTGCTGTACTGGTTGCGAAATTCGTCGCCAAGGCTAGAGGTGTCAACGGTTTCGCGGTCAGTTGTTAGCTCATAGCTCACCACCTGCCCTAGTGTTCTGGGCACCGTATTGGCCACTGAGCAACTGATCGGGATGGTGCGCGAAATCGTGGCTAGCGACACGCGGCCTGTGGATTCACCAGCTACCGCATCGGTAAAGGTGCGATACAGCCTGATGCTGCCTACCTGATCGACATTGATGTACCAATTGCCAAAGGCGTGCTGGGCGGCATCATCCCAGCCACTGGCGGCGACAAAGCTAAGGTCTGTGCCGTCTGTAGTACGAAATTCAACAAAGTCCCCAGTCAGCAAAGTGCCAACTTGAAAATCAAAGCTAAAAGTGCCTTTGGATGTATTAACGTAAGCGTTCACCACGTTGCCCTGCAGGGCATTGGCAATACCACTACGCACCAGCTCAACGTGACCGGCATTGCCCAGGTAAACCGCCATTACAAGCTCACCCCAGTGGCTGCCCCGGTGAACTGAAACTGGACTGTGGCTTGCATTACCTCACCAACTGCGCAGTTAAGCTCGCCGCTGGTGATGATCACATTGCCTTGTACGTATTTGCTGCCCCAGCCAAGCTTGAGTGATAAAATGTCAGATTCACTAACGGCGCTGGTGCCGATGATCCGCTCCAGCAGCGGTTTGGGGGCATCGTCATAGTAAAAAATGGTGGCTGATCCAGTGGCCTGCCGCAATCCTGGCACGTAAGAACGCTCGGACTCGCTGATTGCTGTGGTCTCTAGTGTGTCAACGCTGCTGGAGAAACTCCAGTTGCTGACCTTGGCAACGCTGCTGCCGTTATAGGTCAGGGTGCCGTTTTTGCCGCTGTAATAGGTCATGAGTCAAGCACCCCAACTAATTTTACCGTAACTGACATGCGGCCAGGCTTAATACTGCTGAACTGTGGCGCTTCGGCGTATTTGTACTTCATGCCAAACGGTGCGGCGCTATAGCGGTTTGATGTACTTGCGCTGCTATCCCCTAGGTGGAACGTAGGATTGCCAGATTTGGCGGGCTCTGTCAGACCAAACGTATAAATGGTGCCGCGACATGCCACGTAATGATCGTAAATGGCAGCGGCAATGGCTTCGGTGGTGTTGTTGTACGCTAGATCAATCGTCTGATTGGTGCGGCGGCTTCCGTATTGGACCGTGGATTGAATGCCAGATTGCGAAGTAAAAGTCTTGCTGGGGAAATCGCCCATCGCCAGTGACCGACTACTCGGCACGTAACTGGGGAAATCGGGCCCCTGCGGACTCATGACTGCACCTCGATCACGAACTTATTGTCGTCCAAGTCTAGGTAAGATATGGCGCCATTGGCATTTGTGCCGACATGGCTAGCGCCAATATCCAATAGACCATCTTCATCATACGCGATGGATTCGACCTTATAGACACGCGGGTACTGATCGGCTGGATCATAAACAGTAAACACTGCGCCTCTAAATTTAGGATCGGTTGCGATGCCGCTGCTATCAACGGTCATTGATGCTGATTCAACAGCCGCCATGCCAGATCGCCACCAGTACACGGTTGCTGTTTGGCTGTCGAGGCTGGTGGTGGTCACCACCTTGCCATCGTTTAACACGTGGCCATTTTGGAATGATGCTACGTGCCTAGCAGTGCTGGAAAGCTTGAAATACGCGCCAGGCTCAAGGGAGACAGCCTCGGGCAACGTTTTAAACTGGACGGTATGGGTCGTATTGGCTCGCACTTGAATAAGCAGCTTTGCGTAGGTTTTGGCATGTTCGATATTGGTGCAGAAGCCAGTGAAATCAACGGCTTCCGTTGGTGCGGCTTCGCTTGAAGTAACCAGGCGCACCAGTATGTTCCGGGTTTCGGCAAAGCCATTTTCAATCTCCTGCCTGTATGTCACCACCACCTGCGGCGCCAGTCGTTGCTCAGTTGAGTACCAGTTAACCTGCAGGCTATCCTCGATGATGTTGCCGTCTGTGAACAACGCGCTGATCTTGGGCTGGCGGGCGTAATCAATGCCGTACCCGCTGCTGGAACTAGGATCAATTGGGTAGGTAGGCGCAAGCGAAATTTTGCCGCCTTTAATCACAAAATCCAGCATAAAGTATGGCGCATGTTGATAAGCCCATTCGCGCACGTTGGTTTGACTTGAAATTACGCCATCAAAAAACCAACCATTAGCCTGACAGGCCCTAGCTGCGGCGCGGAAACCATCCCAGTCGATCATGGCCTCAGGTACCAATGCGCCAGAGCCATAGACGGTAGAGCGCAGCAAGTTACGCAAGATCTCAGGGAATAAATGGCTGGCACCTGTGACACTTAGATCTGTTGGTGAGTTGACGCTATTACCGCTGCTATCCACCATCAAAGGAATAACCCGCCCAGATTTGGCGTAATAGCTAAAGTTATTAAAACTGCTCCAGTCTTTGCCGCTGCGGAGTTGCATCCCAGCAATTGCAAGGCTGTTATATAGCGGTGCAGTTGAATTTTTGCGTTGTTCATTTACGTATACAATTTGGTGTTCAGGACTATTTTCGTGACTGCCTTCTTCTTCGCCAAACAAATACACATCAGACACTGCATCCCATATTGACACCTTGGCTGTATTTGCAGACTGGGCTGCCTTGCTTTCAAGGCCGAGAATCATAATTGCTGGCAAGCTAGTGCCGTTTATGGTAAATGTGCTGCGGTATGTATAGTTGCTGCCAGGATTTACAATATCTAGCTTTGTTATTGTTGTAACAGTTGTGTTAAGCTGCACCCCTACCCTAGTGACTGAAGCCGACCAGCCGGGCGGCATATCTATAAAAAATTGATCTCCGTTGTCTACCTGACCATTAAAACCATCAACAAGAGTGGTTTCGTTGACCTGTAGTTCACTAATCCATCCATATGTATAACTACCATAGCCAGCGGCAATCATGTCAGCATTATATACTGGATCATTGACTGCAACACTATACAATTCGATTGGCACTGTTATGTTGCCACGATTACCGTTGTAAAGGGTTAAAACAGTGCCAGCAGTTTGGCCAGCGCTTGTTGGCAATGGTATGCCTTGAACGCCTTGATGCAACCATCGTTGCCGCCAGCCAGTAGTAATTGTAGTGGCCGACAATGCACCAAATAAATCTTCGCGTCTTACTCTTACAGTAAGTCCTGAGCCGCCACCGCCAGAAGTGCTGTAAACGCCCTCTGCTGGTGGACTGCTAGTAGCTAATGAGTTTGGCTGGATAGATGTAACCGCTGCGTTAGATGCAGGTATGGCCAATCTATCACCATAAAACATAACAGAATTAGTGGCTTCTTCCCAGTCAATAGTAACCTCAGGAGTCCCAGCGTAGCTAATGTTAACGCTACCATTAGGTGACCTAAATGTTTGCAAGCTACCGCTGCTGGCATCTAAAATACGTGCTTGTCGGTGTTTTAGAATATACTCACCACCTGATAGCGGCACAAATCGCACTTCATACATGTCGCTGCCTTGATAAAAGGCCAAGCGAATAAAATTAAATTGAGCAACTGGTGTGGTTCCTTTTACACCAAACGGTTTATCATATGCTTTTTGCCATGAATCTGAGCCAGATTTGCGATATTCAACATAAAAGAATGAGTAACGAATGCCGTAATCAGAATATGTGCTATATGTTACATTACCGCCGCCTGCTTCAATGGCATCTGCAATTGATTCCGCTGGAATACCTGCAAAATTTACAATACCGTTAAATTTTTTATACACAATTGACTTAATTCCTATTTCTACTTGGTTAACAGCTCTAGTGGTTACTATGTTTGCAAAGGCAATTTTTGAAATTGTTGGATCAGTCGTATATGCACCATAAGGGCCAGTAAATGATGCGTAGTGGTTAATGCTTCCCAATCCCAAAAGCATTACGGTGCCACGGGATGTGATTTTAAATCTGTATGTTTTAGAAAATGTCCCATCGTATGGAGCGGTTGTGCTAGCGCTTATGCAAACTCCTTTGGCTGATCCAATTGAGTAAGTTTCTCCAACGGTAAATGCAGCATCAGCTTGTTCGCCAATTGTTTTGCGCTTGTTTATAATATCGGCAACTCCTTGTGGTCCGCGTGGCGGTTCACTGGTATCAGCGTAAATTGTATATTCAATTTCGTTGCCATCCAAATCAAAATAATTTCGGTATACACCACCAACTTCAGTAACATCAATCTTGTTAATGCCACAGAACGTTCCGTAATAACTTTGAATCTTAAACCGCTCTGCCTCTGCTAATGCGAATGCGTCATATTGCTGCGCCGTTGCGTTGCGAGTGTCCCACCGGACTTTTACCCGTTTAAATGGCAGCCGCCAGTCTTGACCGTTACGTACCGGCTGATATGTACCAAATTCAGTGCTGCCAGATGGAGTGCGGGTACTGCTAAACAGAGCTTGTACGCCTTCATTGGCGTATTCGGCAACAATAATATCGCTAGGTGACCGGGGCGCAAGCGTCCCACCAATCCTGGTGCTTGAGTTCAACCGTTGCGGTACTTCTCCGCTGCGGTAAAAAATGCACAATTTAGGTTCTTGGTAGTTCTTAAGCAACGTATCGCCAATTGCCAAGCCTTCAAAATCAGGCTTTGCCATTTGCATGGCATTAAGCGCAAACAGCGCCACCAACTCCTGGCCATCGCCTTGGCTTAGTAATTGGCTCCACAGTAGTTTGGTCTCGGCGCGTAGACCGCCATACCATTTGCCACCGATCTGTTCCCGCTTGGCAAATACCAATGGCGCTACCTCGCCTAGCCGGGCTACATTTTGAACTGATGTAAAGCCATCTACATTGGTAAATTTACGGTTATTGCTTATGTTTTCGCCTTCAAGATTTTGCGGTGTTCCGGCTGGGTCGTCTTGCCTTGGAATCTTAGGTTTAGGCGCCATGGCGGATGCAGCGTAACTAAGTCCTGCACCCACGATGGTCATGGCTAGCGGCACCAGCGGTATGCACACCACCTCTGGCACTACGTCATAGGCTGCGCTGCGCTCTGGCTTTATATTTGCTACTTCGCTTGCGTACCAGGCATATTCATCTGGGCTCATGCCCAGCGCATCCATCAGTTGCTTTTCCCAGGGCAGTACAGCGCCACGGTATTGACGGCTGGGGACCATGCTACGCGGAGTGTTTGGGCGTTGCAATGAATCCATCCTGAATCGTAAAAAGCGGCTAACCCGTAGCTGGTCCCGACCTGGCTAAGGGCAATAGTACCTGGCGACGCGTACATCACCGGGCTTCCCCATAAGTTTAGCTGCTCCTTAAAAACTTCACTATCGCCACGCCTTAGTCGTCTGTACCAGTCACGGGTTGGCACTGGTGCGTTGATGCCTTGGAACTGCAACACCGCACGGCATAGGTTTACGCAGTCGGTGGCACCGTGTCGAAACGGATCAGCGCCAAGCTTGTACGGCAGACCGATCAGATCAGCCGGACCTAATAGCACCGGTTGACGGCAACGCTCCAACCTGTTTGGCGGTGAACCGCAAGTTTGGTACGCGGGATTCAATTGCATCAAGCGGGCTGCTGAGTTCAAGCTGAGTTCCTTGCGTGTTGTAGCTCATGCCAGTGCAAAGCCAGATCTCTTGGCCTCGCGGTGGCGTGATCGGTGTATAGGTATCGGTGAGTTGATAGGTGCGCACCTCAGCAACCCAGCTATTGTTTACGGCATCACGGGTCCAGGCCAGCGTTAGCTGGTTGGTGGGTAGCGTTAACTGGCTGGATATATTGTCGCCATTCTTGGTTTTGGTTGCACCTTGGTAGACAAAAGGCAGTAAGTTCCAGCTAATGCCATCAAAACTAACGGCACTGTCGTTAAAGAAATTTTGCCAGTAACTCCTGCCGCCATCATGTTTGGTGAACGTCAGAAAATTACCGATTACAACGACTGACATTAGATGCCCACCTGCCTGCGGAATGCAGGCGATGTCCGCATCTTAGTGGCCACCTGTTGCGCTCCAGCCTTGGCTCCGGCTGCGGTGGCGCGTTTCTCGGTTGCAGCCATAGCAGCCATGAGTTGGTCTTTGCTTACCCAATCTTGGCCTAGGAATTGCGTGGTTTCAAAGTTCATTGCCCAGGAGGCTGGTGAACCATCGCCTGCTGCACCGGTGCCACCATTTGCTGCGCCTGCGCTGCTGTTCTGGCGTTGGTAGCGGGACATTGCATCATTTGGGATGATAGTGCCGCTAGCGCCTGGCACAAACAGCTCGGGGCCTTTCTCGCCAACCACATACGGCGTACCACCTGCTACGGGACCGCCGACGGCTTTGCCGACCAGTGGCACGCCGCCGATATTAACGCCGCTAAGCAAACTGTGGATACCAAATGAGATCAGCATTTTGCCGATGTCCTTCAGCACACCAGCCAGCACATCCTGCAAGCTTTGCGCTCCAGTAACAGCAGCCTCAATACCGTTTACAAGGCCAGATTCAATTGCACCGCCAATGCCTTGGATAAGCCCTTTCATGCGTTCCTTGGCTGCGTTTAGTTTTTTCTGCTCAAGTGTTATTGCTTGAGATTTGCGAGCTTCTTCATCTAATGAAGCCAACACCTGCGGTTGCTTTGCTATCAAAGCATCATATGCTAGCACAATATTTTCACGCGCTATTCTTTGTTCATCTGTAAGCCCTTTTTCTGTAAGTGTAATTTGAACTTTTGCTTGTGCCGCTTCTAGTTCTTGTGTTGTTAAGTTTACTGATTGTTGATTGGTTACAAGTTGCGCCGCTAATTCAGGAGTAATTCCATTTTTTATTAGTTCTAGTGTTGCTTGATCTAGTGCATTTTTTTGTCTTGCACTATTCAATCCAGATAATGTTAACGTTTTCATTTGCTCTTGACTTGTCAGCAATTCGTTGGTTATATTTTTTTGCGCATTTAAAGCGTCTACTTTTTGCTGTTCTTCATTACTGGTAACCAGTCCAGCAGTCAATTTGTCGAGCTTGGCAGTCGATGGCGCAGCAAATGGCCTAATGGCGTTGGCGGCGTCCACTTGCATTGCGCGTAAGCCTGCTGGTGCTTGTACTGCAGCGGCGGCTGGGCCAGCCTTGGCGGCAGTTGGAATTTTGGCGACTGAATTGGCTAGCAAATGCAATATGCGCATTGCGCCTTGTGGCGTTGAAATTTCTGCTGCATAGCCACCAGCCCCTGTATATCCTAAATTTTTAGTAAGCGCAGCACCGCCCTTTAATGATATTGGCGTGCCAGATGGCGTACCAAAATCCATACCAGCATGAAAACTACGTCCAAATAAACTGCGTGGACCGTAACCACTGGTTACTCCATAGCTGCTAGGGGCTTTACCATTAAGAGCAAAATACTTATCTGCATCTGCTTTTGTAATTGGTCGCCCATCTGCCCATCGAATGTCAAGATGTGGGCCAGTGCTGTCGCCCGTGCTGCCAGTTCTTCCAATTATGCCCTTTGTAATCGCTGGGCCAATTGGGCTTGGCTGTGTCGGCATAGTTGGCTTTGTGGCTTCAAGTATTTTTGCAGCGTCTTGAGCGCCTTTGACCATTAACTCGCCAATCGTTCTGCCTGCTTTTGTCAAAATGCCTTCAGTTTGGCGTGCATAATTCTTTTGCATTTCACCGATGCCACGTTCTGTCTCGCGTTTGAAGTCAGTCAAAGCACGTTCAAGTTGAATCTTGCGTTGTGTGCTATCAAACTCAATCTGCCTTCTGCTTAAAGCGGCGTCATCTACTATCTTTTGACCATCGCGTATAGCCGTTAGCATTTTTAATTCTCCGCCAGAAGCAGATGTTGCAATTATGTTTTCAGTTGCAGATGCATAACGGCTTAAATTTGTAGATTTTAATTGTGATTGCTGCAAATCAAATTCAGCTTTTACGCGCTGGTCTTGAAGACTACGCTCCATATCCATGATGCGCCGTATTGTTGACTCACGAAAATCAGCAATTTGTTGCTCATATTGAATGCGGTTATCTGCTAATTGTTTTTCTGTATCTTGATTAATTTTGGCGATTTTTTGATCAGTTGCTAATTTTATATTTGCAGCTTCCGATGCTGCATTTTTTCTTGCAATTTCTTCAGCAGATTTAAGTAATCCAGCACGATCTACTGCTGGCGCTGATGCTTTTGGTGCTGAACCTAATGCAGCTAACGCACCAAAGCCGCCGCCCATCATGCCGCCTATGACAACTCTCAACCCTGGACTTTTATCTATATAATCTTGTATGCTTTTTAGACTATTTTTAACCCCAGTGGCCCATGATTCCAGTGGGCCAAGTGGTATTTTTTGCTTTCCCCAATATTCAAACTCATTGCTAACTTGATGCACTAAGAGCAATAAACCATCTATAGATTTTTTAATTTCATTAACAGCTTTTATTACTAATGGCGCAACTGCAGTGCCAACAACAGTTTGTAACGATTCAAATGAACCTTGCAACTGTGCAGTAGCTCGGTCAAGGTCAGTGCCGCCCTTAGTGGCGCCTTCATAAAACGATGCGCCTTTCTTTGTTAGCTCATCAATTGCTTTGATAACAATTGGATAAGTTACCTTGCCTTGTTCTGCCAACCGCAGCACTTCTGCAGTGCTGACATTCATTACCTTTGATAACGCTTCAAAAATAGGAATGCCAGCCATGGCAAACTGTTTCAAGTCAACCGTATATGCCCTGCCGATGCTACTAATTTGGCCAAGGTTTACAGCAAACCGCTGTAGCTTTTCGTTGTCGCCAAGCGCCAAATCTCCGAGTAACTTGGTTGCAGTACCAGCATCTTTTGCCTTTAACCCGTATGCCGCAAGTGTTTTGGTGGACTCAAGCAATCCAGGCAGGCCCAGTGATGTGGCGTCAGCCGTTACCTTGAGTTGTGCAATAATTGCATTGGTTGCATTTACATCCTTGGTAAATAGTGTTAGCTGTTGACGATTGCGGTCTACCTCATTTGAAAACTTAAGCGATGCGCCAGCCATGGCAACCAAACCAGCAGTAAGCGCTATGGCGCCACCGCCTGCCACAATTAATGCAGGTGATACACCTTTGGCTGCACCTTGAAGGCTGGCCAGTGATGACTCAATCTGTTTAATTTCAGCCTTTATCGCTTCGCCACCAATGCCGCCACGGCCAGCAAGTTGTAGCTTTTTGCTTGCTAACGCGGTTTGCAATGCAACGATTTCAGCAGTTGCAGCCTTGCTTGCGGCGCCTGCTTCATTTATTTTGCGTACAAATCCATTGATACCATTGGCGGCAACGCCAAGGCCCCCTGGCAATGTATTTAATGCTTGGTTTAAGGCATCAACTTTAATATCTTCAACCGCACGGGCTGCAGTTTGTGTCTGCCGTTGAAATTGCCTGAGTTGCTCTGTCGCCTTACTGGCGTCAACATTAATGGCAACATTAGCGACAACAGACACAGCGCGGCCTCTCTGTGGTTACAGTCTACCGCCTGCGCTTCATTGCTGATTCTTGCTCATCATTTTGCAAGTCAAAATATGCCGACCACAGCAAAAGCTCGGCCAGTGTCATGCGTTCCATTAATTCGGTCAGGGTGTAGCCAAGTTCTTTAGCCACACCCATTTGGAGCCGCAGCAAGTTGTCTTGCTTTAGCTCCGCCTTTATTTTTTTGTGTCTACCTCATCGCTGCTGTCTTCGCTGATGGCAGCAAGCATCAGTGTTTGCAAATCAGCATCGCGTACTTCATTTTTTAGCTCTGCAATTTCACCGGCGGCAAATATGCGTTGGCCGTTTTCATCCATTGCTTTTTGGATGAGCAACTGCAACGCAAATGCATTGGCATCATCGGTGCTAGATGCTTTTTGTGCCCGTTCACGTTCAGCCATGGTTAGTGGCGTACGGTAGAACTCAAACTGACTGCCGTCGCTTAGCTGCACCGTTTTTTTGACGGGTGTAAGATTGGCGGCTTTTTTCAGGCGATCAAGTGCGCGGATTTGAGCAGCGGCCATCGTATTTGGTGAATGGTGTGTATAAGGCCCCAGCAGTGCCGGGGCCATTGGCTAACTATCAGGCGCTAGTGGAGAAATCAAACGTAGGTGTGCCGGTGGGGCGGAATGAAATTTCCACCATCTGAGCATCATCTGGGTTGATGTTGATGCTAGCGCTTAACAGCACAGCATCCATGGCGATGCTGCGGCTTAGGGCTTCGGTGCCCGCTTTATCGGTGTAGAGCTTGAATGCGCAACCGATTTGCTGGCGTTGTAGCACATCTTCAACCATGCGGTTAGAAAGCGCACTGTCTTCATTGGTAACGTAAACAGTTGCGGTGCCGGTGCCATCAGCAAATCCAGGGATGTAAGCCTTAAAAGGCGCATACTGAGCTGCTGTTTGGCCGATGGTGGTTACGTCGATTTCGGCGCGGCTGATTTCAAAGCCCCAGCGCTGTACCTGGCCGACCGCTGCGTAATCGGCGTATGCAACCTGGAACTCATTAGGAGCGGCCAGAGTACCGTCGTCGGTTAGCGTCAGTTGAGTACCGCCTGCAGTGGTGGAAAATGTCAGCACACCAGTGGCGGCGACATAACCAATTACGTAATAGGTGGTGGCGCTTGAAAGCGGAGCAGGCAAGGTGCCGGAGCCGCTGCCGCCGGTCTGGCCATTAACCAATGAAAATTTGATTGGGTCACCTACCTTGAAATTCAGGTAAGACCGCACAACGACCTGACTGGTGCCAGCGCCGGTGGTTACGTTTGCCTCAAGAAACGTGCCGTTAGTACCGGCAGGCTTGTAGTAAAGGGCGCCGGACGTACCGGACAGAACAGTGACGGCCATGGATTTAGTAGAAGGTGATGGCTGAGTTTAGTCTAGGTACGCTTCGAAGGTGATTGTTAGCTGCGTCTGGAAGTAAGGCTCAGGTGACGCAGGGGTTACCTGTGCCGGACCGGACGCCGCATCAAATATAACGCCAGACACTGTTACGCGATCAAACAAATCCTTGATGCGTTCTGCAATTGTAAGATTTGCCGCAGGGCCAACGCCAACCGGCGTGTAGATATTGACTACTAGCGTGCCATTTTGGCGGTTAAAGCCGATATTGCCGGTAGGTAGCAGCGTTGCATAGGCATTGTCGCCAAAGCGAATAAAGACCTGTAGCCATGGCGTGTTATTTGGTGGCGTAAACGGCACATTCTGGTAACTGACCGGATAGACCGGTGCAATTGCCATTTGCGTTGCAATGCGGCCTTCAATAACGGCGCGTACTTCGTTTAATGTGCTGCTCATGATTCCCGCCCGATCTTGGCAGCCTGTGCCTTGGCATAGCTTTGTGCATCCTTAGCGATTGCTTGGACCCAGCCGGGGCCGCCAGTCTGGATGCTGCTGCCACCGCCAGGCGATGCCCAGTTGGTCACAGTGCGATGAGGATTGTAACGGATTTCGCTTTTGCTGCCTGAGCCAGCAGCGCCTGTGGCAAGTTTTTCTGCATATGGCAGATTATTGTGGACGCTATAGATGTTGCCTAGCTTCTCCCAGCTATAGTTAAGCCGCGTCAACGGTGGCGCTGATGGGTAACTACCATCCGGCGCAATGCCACCGGTTGCTGAATTTTCGCCCACCTGCCAGCTAGCGCGAAAGCGGCCAGTATCGACCGGGCTTTCCATCTTGAGTCTTGCATCTACATCAAGCACCACTACGCGCAGCAGTTTCTCCATCTGCTGGTTCACGTATTCGCCCATATCGCCTAGCTGGATGGTGCCTGCCATTAGTCCCTAAGTATCAATTCATAGGTTATCGCTATGTTGTCTTGTTCAATGGTGCGCACTTCAATTACCTGCAATGAGCGACTGCTGATAATTACGCGGTCGGCTGTCGTTGGTGCATTGGCCAAGTCTGCGGCTGCAACCATCAAGCGCTTGTCGCCCGCTTGGATTAGGTCGTTTACTTCGCGTTTGGTCACGTCTTCAAGCACACCACGCACACTGGTATCAGCCGTGGTTTCTGCCGCAGTGCCAGTGGCTGGATCGTAAGAGCCAAGGGTAATACGCCGAATGGTGGCTGTGCCGCCGAACTTAGACATCAACTTACTGGCGGCCTTTCGTAGCGCGGTTGATAGTGCCATCAGAGCTTGTAGGCAAGGCAGTGGCCAGCCGACAGGTTAATACTGGTGAAAACACCATAAATTGTTACGCCAGCAGTAGGAGTATGACCGGCCAATGATGCCCCGTCATAGTTGGTGCTAATAATTTCAGTGATTGCTGCGCTGTTCAAAAAAGTAATCGCACACCAGCGGCCAGTCACTGTTGTTGCGGCGTCAACAAAAGTTGCGCCTTTGGAATAATCAATGCCTAATACGTTGGAATCACCCATGGCTAAATCTTGTAAGCGGCGATCTTGCCGGAGGCTAGTGTCACGCTAGTGAATACCGCCTCAACGCATTGGCCAGCCTTAAGTGGCACGCTGGTGAACGTGTTGCCGGTTTGGTTTTGGATTACCGCGCTAGCAATCACCGAATCCTCAAATGCGACCAATTCGCAAAAGCGGCCAGTATGTGCTGCGGTGTCGCTGATGTATTCAAAGCCTATGGCGTATTCGGACATTTCAGCTCCGGCGGATAGCAAAGTTACCTGGCCCACTTATTCTAAGGCCAGTCATGTATCGTTCAACCAACGGTGGGATCTTGTCGGCGCCCATGCCTTGGGCTGGTGTTACGTCTAGGCTACCGACCTTGACGTTCTTAAAGTCTTCAAGGCCAGTCAGACCAAGGCCATCGACGTTGTTATTCAGGTAAACCGCAAGCATCACCTGTGCTTTTTTGATCTGGTCAGGGATTTCGGTGTCGGTGTAGTAGTCGGTCGTGATGCGGAATGGAAACCCAACGGCATACGTGTTGATGTACGTGTCTGGCTTGCGGACACCAGTGCGCGGCCATTGCAGTGCTTGCGTGTCAGTTGATCTAGCGCCAATGAACCGTTCGCGGTCTAGGCGTTGCGTGGCGGTGTATAGGGCGCGGTTTTTGGCGTCAGTGGTTGCAGCCGCCCATGCGGTTACGTCTGCATCCTGCACCATGCCGTCAACTATCGCTTGTGCGTCCGCCAGTGTTTGGTATGAGTTGGCGCTTGTTCCGCCGATTGTCGCGTCGATTGTTATTGCCATCAGTTGGCTCCGTTGGTTCTAGTTTAGGCACGCAAAAAGAGGCCGCCGCCGTAGCAGCAGCCTCACGTTCACGTAATCGCCTGAAAGCGAATAAACCCATCAGGCAGCGGCAGATGCAGTAGAGCCTAGGCCATACAGCGTGATTGCCTCAGAGCCAGCAGTTACGTTTGACACGTAGCCGATGAACTCCTTGGAAGCATTCTGGGCCACAGTGGCAACACCAGAAACGGTTACGTTAGTACCACCGGCGATGGTGATGGTAAAGGCGCCAGCCGATGCGTTGATAACAACGACACGGAAGCAGGTGCCAACTGCACAATCACCACCGATTGCAGCCACAATATCAGCCGCCGCAGCGGTGGTATAGGTAGCAGCAGCGGTAGGAACACCACGGATGATGGCGTTGTATGACTGGGCGGTGGTTAGGGTGGCAGTAGCGGTAGGTGCTGCCAGTGTGGATGACCCAGGCAGCAAGCCGCCGGGGATATCACCAAGCTCAAAAATGGAAGCCATGGTTAACTGCCTCAGTCGTAGTTGGATTGAATGGTTGCCCTAACAATTCCGATATTTTTATTCTCATACACCTTAGACCAGTTACCAACAGTAGCCAGTTGTGCACCGGTTGGGTTGGTAGTGGTCACGGCCCACTTAGCGCCTACAGGGTGGAAGCAGTTGTGCCAATCAACGGCCATGGCATCGGACTTAGCCAGGATGTCCCGGTCGGTCTCGGTGCGCAATGCTTGCTGTTCACCGGTGGCAATAGCGCCTTGGGTGAAGAAATAGCAAGCGTAGTTACCACCAGAGTTGGTGATGTCGTCTGAGATGATCACACGCAGACCCATATAGGTAGGAACTGCATTGTCGCCGCCGTAAGCGGAAACCATTGAACCACCGCTAAAGGTAGTTGCAGTGCCACGGGCGTCGGCAGTTGACACATAATCAATGGCCTTACGTTCTACTAGGTCGTAGTAGCACGCGCTGTGCATAGCAACAGCAGCCAACTTGTCGCCTTGATCACCCAGCTTGGCGCGGGCTTGGGCAACTTGCTTGGGACCAAGGGCAGTCATGCCGCTG